CCCACATACTCAGTGATAAAAGTTTGATCTCGTCTTTCCAACCAAAAACCTTGTTCTGTAGTAGCTGTTGTTGAATTAAATACTTGTACACCTCTTACAAATAAAGCTTTTGTAGGAACTGTAATACTATTAAAATTTTGTGCAAATTGTGCTTCTGCTTGAACTCTGTCTGAGTCCATTGGTATATCTAAATTAATTCTATGTTCTGCGTTTTCTAAAAATCTATTTATAACAGCAGCAGTAAACACGTTAGCATCTACTTCTGTGTAGTTTCTAATATCTGTTGTTAAATCTGCGTATGTATATCCAGCCATAATTAAGCTCTATCATTTAACGGTCCAATTGTACACTGAAAACCGCCTCCTGTTTCTGAACTACCTGCTGCATTTACTAAAGGAACTGTTATAGAATTAAATTGTTGTTCTGTTGCTTGTGTTCCATTTGGTAGTGTAGGACCAACTTCTACAGTAGTTGCAACGGCTGTCGCAAGATAACATCCAAAAACTCTAGCTCCGTTTGGGTGACTACTCGCTGTTGTTGTTGGTGGGGTAACTCCCCTAAAAGGTGCGCTGGACGTAGAACAGCCTGTTAATTGATTTACATTTTTACCTGTATATTGAATAACTTCATTATCAAATTTACCGGTTTGAACATTTACTTTTTCAATCATAAAAAAACCACTTGTTGGAAACTGTGAAGCATCAACTAAATCAATAGAAGTTACTATATCATTTATAGCTCCATTTAATGTTGTAGATAATTCTAAAGTTGCAATTGCAACACCACCCACTCTAGATTTAACTGCTTGAAATCTTACATAAGATGTTCCTTCATTTATTTGATTACTTGGATATGAAACATTTAAAGTTGTGTTTGAGTTTGTAGTAAAAGGATTGTTTGGTAAAATATCTTGTACTGGAAATTCTGTTCTTGCGGGTCTTGCATGTAATAATCCTTGTGGATCAGCGCCTACAGGATGTGGTTCTAATTGTGGTTGTTTAGGTTCAAATTCAGAAACATGGACCCACGCACCTGTCCATTCTTTTACCATTTCTCTATATGGAAAAGCTGCGCCTGATCTATCAGAGATCGCTAATGCTCTACTACCTTTTGCAAATCTAGCCATTATATATTTGGATAGTATGTTTTCGGAGTAATGAATGTGCTTGCTGCAGAACCATCTTCAGATAATGCTCTAGCAAGTTCATCCTCGTACAACAACTTCATCTCCTGTGTTCTTTGTGGTGCAAACTTCATAGATAAGTAATAAGATAATCCTGAAATCATACATGGTACAAATCTAAAAGGTGCATCACCTGAGTTAGTATAAGCTCCTGCATCTTGAATTCTTTTTACATAATAAACATTTAAAAAGTTTGATGCAGCAGTTGCGTTAGGTAAAGGATAAATAGTAAGTGTAACTTTATCTATAAATCTTTGTACCCAAAATTGTGAAGGAGTTCCATTAGATGCTTTGTTAGCTGTTGCTGAATAAGCGTCTCTTGCAACTTTAGTTAAACCTATATCTGATTGATTTGTTGTATTATAATTTTGTCTATATGTAACATTTAAAATATCTGAAATACCATAAACGTTAGCAACAGGAACAGTTGTAGCTTGTGGCGGTTCCCCACCTCCAGGTACATCTGTAGAATTTCTGTAAAAAGTATATACGCCAGATCCTTCAGCTGTAGCATCAACGTTAGTTGTTGAACCTGCTACTAAATTAATATTAGTATTTCCTACTTCCCAAAAATGTATTCCTCTATTACCCCATTCTTGAAAAAGAATGTTTAACGATCTCCTAGCAGTTTTTAATTGATGTCCAGCTGTGCCTACTAAACCAATACGTTCATACGCATCTGCAATAATTTCATCAATTGAAAAGTCCTGGTCAAAACTATAGGACTGTGAAGTAGTATTAGCCATTGGCTACCCCTAAAAAGTTCCGATTATATAAAAAAAATCTACGTTAGTTAGATCTGCATATATTCCGTCAGAAGCATATATACCAGATGCTGGTATTTTAAATTGCTCTACTTGATTAGCTACTGTACCAAACTTACCATGAAATATTAATTTGCCTGCTGTTTTAGCAGCGCCTACTTCATTATAAAGTTTAATTTCACCATCAGCTGCCGTACACTGTGCAAATATAGATAAAATGTTTGCACTTCCAATATTAGCTGCTGAACCAGCAATTAATTTTTGCACTTGACCATCGGCTGTAAGAACCACAGATTGTCTAACTTTTGATGTTATTGACATATTTAAATCTCCTTAAATTTATGTGGGCCGGAGCCCACACATAATTAATTATTAAGCTATTGTTACGCCTCTGTCGGCAGTTAAAACCCAACCGACAGTGCTATTCCAAACTAAAGTAGCTGCTTCAGCCACTGCATCAAAAGCTAATGTTGTTCCACTAGCAAAAGTAGTTGGAGTAACAGTTGCAGTTCCACCACCGTCAACAACCATGTGAATGATTTTAATTTGACCTGAAGTAGTCCCGTCAGCTAAAGTTACTGCTGCAGCTCCTGCCCCTGTAGTAAGTTCTGTTACTAAGTTAGTAAGATCAATCGCACCTGCTCCTGATAATGATTGAACACCACCAGTAATAGTTGCTCCGTAAGTAGCGCTAGTTGTAAATGCACCTGTTGTTGCATTTTTTGTTACTTGTTCAAAACCATTCTCTGATCTGACTGGTCCTGAAAATGTAGTATTTGCCATATTAATATCCTCCTAGATATCTGAATACTGTCCCTAGGGTTGTCGACTATACGCGTCAGCATTCATCATTTATTAAATGTATAGTGAGTTATTTATATATTATATTTTAGTAGAGTGCAAGAGATCCTACAGTAAAAGTGCGATTTCAGCGATGTAGCTTTTGATTAAGTAGCTACAGAAACTTGTGGAGCAGAACCTTCAACAGAATTCTGTAAGTGAGCAATTCTAGCTTCTTCAAGCTTGATCTTAGTAATGACTTCTTTAACTTTGTCATCAATTCTGACCATTTCAAGAGTATATCTATTATTATCTAGATGCTCCTGTTCCCACTTCAACTCCAAGGACCTTTTTGTTTTGTATAGGTCTTGTATCATCAATAACCTCCTCATAAGTTATTCGATTTATCTCGTTATTATAGTTGTTTCCGAGATATTCCCAGTTTATACTCTTTTCTCCCAACTTGTCAAGGATTGATTGTTCAAGAGCAATAGCATTATCTTCCGACAAAACATTAAATTTTGCGTAATGATCATATGCCCATATTTTTACTGTGAATTGTTTCATGGTTTTTTCTTTCTATTTTGTAAATGTGGCGGAACTATGTTCCGCCACAAAAATGATTATTGCTTACGCACCTTCAACGCCATAGATACCTCTAAAGTCAGAAGCGCCAAAAGCGTATCTTTCTCTAGCTTTGTATCTAACGTTACCAGTATCAAAGTCTCCTTCCATTGAAGTTGTCAATGGAGTTCTTGAGAACATTTTCATACCATTTGGAACGTCCGTGATAATGTAGAATGAATCAGGGTCAGTTAAGAAATTGTTCACTCTGTAACCTTGAGGAATCATTCCCATGCTGTTGATTGCATTGATGTCATTATCAGCAGTTTGAGTTCTACCTTGAGACTTCATAAGTCTTTCAGCATTGAACTGATTCGCAGAAGGAATTATCATTTTAACTCCTTTAGCTGCGATTCTTAAACCTCTTTCATCAGTCATAGCTGCGATATCAATCAAAGCTTGTTCTAATGAAGTTTCGTTTAAGTCTGCTTGCGTAGTTAAAGTGTTTGATACTGTACCCGCGATAGTTGGGTGAGCAGTACTAAACAAGTTAACGCCATCACCTGTTTGAAAAGCAGTTCCAGCTGCGATTGCTGGTAAACCGTTGTTCAATGGTTGTGCGCCTTTAACTTCTTTTGCATTAGACATAGATCTTGCTAGGGCTTTTGTGTATCTAGAAGAAAGTCTGTCATAAAGGTTGTCCTCTATTGCTTCTTCTGTGATAGCGAAAGCTAGCGCGATCGTTTCCATTGTGTATCTAGCAGTATAAGTTTCTTGAGCGTCATCATATGATACTCCAGCACCTTCTGCTTTTACATCTGCGTTTGCAAAACCACTTAACATTACTTCCTCTTCGAAAGCTCT